TTGCTGGATCTCATTCTAATTTAGCAAAAGTTTTTGGTTGTTATAAAGTTGTTTCTTTAAATGAAACATCGGTTCCAAGTACAGGTCAACCATCTACAACTACACAATTTGATGGTATAAATGTTACGTTAACTAACGCTGCATCAAGCACAGAAACAGGGGGCGGTTTTCAGTGTACAATCGGACCCGTTAATGATAGAGGTTAATTATGTCAGGAGTTTCAAAATATACATATACAACACTAACTACAGCGATAAGAGATTACACAGAAGTAGATAGTTCTGTTTTAACTACAACCGTTGTTGATGGAATTATTATGGCAGCTGAGATGCGAATTAACCAAGAACTTCCTATGGATGCAGATAGATTTGTTCAAGAAGGTGCTTTATCTACAGACAATAACACAATTAATGCACCAGCAGGAACTTTATTTGTTAGAGGAATAGAAGTATTTAACTCGACAGCAAACACAACAGGCACTGGAACTTGGTTAGAAAAAAAAGATCAGACATATTTATCAGAATATACAGACAGATTAACAGGGTCTGAAGGTGATTTAACAGCTCAAGATGTTACAGGATTCCCTAAATATTATGCAATGTTTGGTGGAGCAACAACTTTAACTGATACTACATCAGGCGGGATGTATATAGCACCTACGCCAGATGCAGCTTACAAATTTAGAATTTATTATAATAAATACCCAACAGGACTTGGTTCAGGATCTGATGGTAATTCCGATACTTACTTAAGTAACTACTTTCCACAAGGTTTATTATATGCATGTCTTGTAGAGGCGTTCGGATATTTAAAAGGTCCAATGGATATGTTGACTTATTATGAAAATAGATATAAAAATGCAGTACAACAGTTTTCAGGTATGCAACTTGGAAGACGAAGACGAGACGATTACACTGATGGAACAGTTAGAATACCAGTTAAGTCGCCGTCTCCGTAAATTGAGGTAAAAAATTATGACGATAACATCAGCAATATGTAATTCTTTTAAAGTAGAAATTTTACAAGGTGGCCACAATTTTAATGATTCTAGTGGTGCACCAACAGGTAACGCATTTAAGTTAGCTTTATTTTCAAGTGACTCAGCTTCATTAAGTAAAACAACAACTGTTTATACAGCACCTTCATCTGCTAATGCAGTTCCAACTAACACACTTGAAGTTAGTCAAAGTCAAACTGATGGCGGCTCTTCAAACACTGGTTACACTGCAGGTGGGACAGCATTAACACCATCAGCTGATCCAGTTTTATCTAGTGATACAGCGTGTGTAAAATTTAATGATGTTAGTTTTACTTCAGCTACATTTACAGCAAGAGGTTGTTTAATTTATAATTCAACAGCAGTTACAGGATTCACAACAAACAGATCAGTGTGTGTTGTTAACTTTGGTGCAGATAAAACTGTAACAAGTGGAACATTCACAGTTCAATTTCCAGCACAGACAGCAGGTAACGCAATCGTTCAGATAGCATAGGGAGTAAATCCTTATGTCGGCAATCCGAACATTTACAGTAACAGTAGCCAACCCTGGTTCTGGCAATAAATATTATATAGATGGTGTACTACAGGACACTATAAATCTTGCAGAAGGTTATACTTATATATTTAATTATCCTTCAGCTCACCCTTTTAGATTTTCGACTACTGATGATGGTACACATAATGGTGGAAGTGAATATACAACAGGCGTAACCCATAATAGTTCAACTCAAACAACAATCGTTGTAGCGGATAGCGCACCACAACTTTATTACTATTGTCAATATCACTCTGGTATGGGTGGACAGGCTAATACAGTCCTTTCAAATACGTGGGGAGTTTTACAATGGGGACAAAATAAATGGAGTGATCAAGATAGTATTGAAGTCACTCTTTCTGGTCTTTCAACAACATCTACTGTTGGATTTTTAACTGCATTTAATGAAACAGGTTGGGGTGCAGATACGTGGGGCTTTGAAGGTTGGGGTGGTGAAACTAAAATTACATTATCTAGTTTCTCTGCAACTTGTTCTGTCGGAGCTTTAACAACAGAAATAAAACCTGGTTGGGGTACACTTGATTGGGGTGAGAATGGTTGGGGTACAGTTGATTCAGCTGTATTTAATTTAACTGGCCTATCTGCAACTGCTAGTGTTGGAGTTCTTACGGCAGAAGATGTTGTAGGTCTACCTGCATTATCTTCAACAAGTGCAGTAGGAAGTTTAACTGCATTTTCTAATCACACACTTGTATTACCTGCATTAAGTTTAACGTCAAGTACAGGATTATTATCTGTAGATGATCATTCAGTGGGGTTATCTGGTTTATCAGCTACAAGTGCAGTAGGAAATATATCGCCTGCAGATGTTATGGGTCTTACAGGTCTTTCAGCTGAAACAGAAGTTGGTGCTGTTACAATATCTGGAAGTCCTGTTATTGACATAACAGGTCAATCAGCTTCGACATCTTTAGGTTCTTTAACTATTTCAAATATAACTGGAGCTAATCTAACAGGTCAATCAGCTTCGACATCTTTAGGAACTTTAACAACAACTCAATTATCTATAGCTAGTTTAGTCGGTCTAGGACAAGTGGCTACTTCAGCAGTTGGAGAGGTTATTATACTAGGATATCAAGATATTGATATTATTGGAAATACAAGTTATAGTGCAGTTAATAAAACAAATGGCGCAAGTTATTCTGATGTTGACGTAGTAGGAAATACATCGTATACAGACGTAACTCGCGTAGTTTAGGAGAAAAAAATTATGGCTTCAACATATACTGATCTTGGTCTCGAATTAATGGCAACTGGTGAAAACGCCGGTACCTGGGGGACAAAAACAAATGCTAATTTAAGTCTTATTGAACAATTAACTGGTGGATATAATTCTCAAGCCGTAACTGATTCAGGAACACCAACAGCTTTAACAATAGCAGATGGTGCTTTAACAGGTACTGCTCAACAAAGAGTTATAGAATTAACAGGATCAATATCTGGAAGCAGAGTTGTAACTTTTCCACTACTTACAGAAAATTTTTATTTTATTAAAAATAGTACATCGGGTGCACAAACAGTTCAATTAAAAGCAGCATCTGGTTCAGGTGCCACAGTAACTTTTGGAACCACTGAAAAAAATTGGAAAGTTATTTACCTCGATGGTGTAGCAACTAATACAGGTGTTTATGAGATTGCAATTGATGAATCTAATCCTGCAGGATCAGATACACAAGTTCAATTTAATAATAGTGGTGCTTTTGGAGCTTCAGCTAATCTAACATGGGATGATGCAAACCTTACAATTGCAGCAGAAGGTGATTTAAGATTGGGAGATAACACAGGTGGAGAATATGTAGGAATTGACGCTCCTGCAACAGTTGGAGCATCTTATACTATAACATTACCAGCAGCCGTAGGATCGACTTCTCAAGCCTTAGTAACTTCAGATGGCTCTGGAAATACACAGTGGACATCAACCTCAACTTTTGGTATATCAACAGGAAAAGCTATTGCAATGGCAATTGTTTTCGGATAAAAGGATTAAATTATGGCAAACCCAAATATAGTAGCAGTAACAACAATCTTAGGCGGTAACGCTGGATGGAATTTAAGTGCAACAGCAACTGACACATTGATGACAGTAGCAGCAGACGTAGTCGTAAAATTAAATAGAGTAACAGTAGCAAACGTAGACGGAACAAATGCAGCAGACGTAAGTTTGTTTGTAGATGGAATGGGTTCTGGTACAACAGGAGTTACAACAACTGGAGCAGACGCAACAGTTTATTTAGCAAAAACAGTTTCGGTACCAGCTGACGCAACGTTAGTATTGGTCGATACACCTATCTATCTTATGGAAGGTGACATACTAAAAGGTGGAGCAAGCGCTGCTGGTGACCTAGATTTATTTGTATCATATGAAGTCATAAACGACGCTTAGGAGGTTTAAATTATGGCTGGCAATGGCGGAATAATTGGACCCACACAAACCACATCAAGAGACGATTTACAAACCGTATTTACCTCATCAGGTAATTATTGTTCACCAGGTTTTGGACCAGGAACAGCAAGTGTACTTGTAGTATCCGGTGGCGGTGGCGGTGGAGGCTATGGTGGTGGTGGCGGAGCTGGTGGTTACAAATTAACTAACTGTCATCCTATTCCAGGATCTCAAGTTCCAGTAACAATTGGTGGAGGTGGAGCTGGTGGAAAATCCCCTGCTCCAGGTACAAGAGGTACAACAGGAGACGCTTCAACTTTTGGTTCATCATCACCTTTGTCTACTTCAGGCGGCGGTGGAGGTGGAACTGGATCTCCTAGTCCAAATAGTATTGGTAATGGTTTACCAGGTGGTTCTGGTGGTGGTGGAGCAGGACACAACGTAGCCCCACTTGCAGGTGGATCAGGAACTTGTGGTCAAGGAAATGCTGGTGGCGCAGGAAGTGGAGTCGCTCCCGCTCCTTATTCATTTAAAGCAGGAGGTGGTGGTGGCGCAGGAGGAGCCGGTGGAACTGGATTAGCGCCTACTGCAGGTAATGGTGGAAACGGTGCAGATGCAAGTCCAGTTTTTGGTACTAGTGTCGGTGTTTGTGGATTATTTGCTGGTGGTGGTGGCGGTGGTCGAGGTGGTTGTGGTCAAGGTGGACCTGGTGGTGGTGGAACAGGAGAACCAACTGGTCCTGGAGCCCCTCCAACTGCTCCCGGTGTAGCTAACACAGGTGGCGGTGGTGGTGGTGTAAATAATGCTAACCCTGCGGCTGGTGTAGGTGGACCAGGTGTAGTTATTGTAAAACAAGCAGGTGCAACACCTAATTTTCCAATAGCTCCTGGTGTATGGAGTATGAATGAAGTTTATGAAAATGTAAAATCAGGAACTTGGTCAAACTAGATTGACAATCACTGAGTCATAAATTATAAGTATTATATTTAAGGAGTAAAAATATGGCACATTTCGCAGAATTAAAAACAAAAGTAGATCCAACAGGTTTTACATCAGATGAACATCAAGTTGTTGAAAGAGTAGTAGTTGTTGCTAACGATGAAGTTCCTTCAGACATGCATGTTGATGGAGAAACATGGTGTATTAATTTTTTTAAAGGTGGGATTTGGAAACAAACTTCTTACAACAACAATTTTAGAAAACAATATGCAGGAAAAGGTATGATCTATGATCCTGTAAAAGATAAATTTTTAGGACAACAACCTCATGCTTCATGGTCACTTGATGCAAGTGATGATTGGCAAGCACCAATAACTTATCCAACAATCACAGATGATGGTGAAGACCCATCAGTATGGATTTACATGATTTATTGGAACGAAACAAAATATAACGCTGACAACACTAAAGGTTGGGAAGCAACTAAATCAAACGACACTTCAGATCCAAAAACAATTTACGATTGGAATGGTTCAGCTTGGGTGTCCGAATAGGAGACTCAAATGGCCAGATCTAATGGCGGAATAATTGGTGTAATTAATCAAGCTTCTTTTGGGAAGTGTGCGGTTTCATCTAAAACATCTTCAGGAACTTTTACTGCAACTAATCCTGGTACAAGGGCTGGTCAAGTATTAATTGTATCTGGTGGTGGTGGTTCTGGTACTCTTTCAGGTGGTGGAGCTGGTGGAGCAAAAGTATTTCCATCATTACCTATTCCATCGTCAGGAGTTTCAGTTACAATCGGAGGTGGTGGAGCTGGTCCATGTGGTTCACCTAGTGCAAATGGCGTAAGTACAAGTTTTGGATCTTCTTCTACAACAGGTGGAGGTAAAGGTGGTTTAGAAGGAACTGCACCTAATCCATCGCCCGCTATAGGAGCTCCAGGTGGATCTGGAGGTGGAGCAGGTTTATTAGATGCTCCTACTTCAAGTATAGCAGGTGGAACAGCAGTTTGTGGCGAAGGTTTTCCTGGAGGTGGGTTTACGTCTCCAGGTGGAGCTGCAGGTGGTGGTGGAGCTGGTGCTGTTGGTCAAAATGGACAAACTCCTTTTTTACCCGGTGGTGGTGGTTCAGCTAATGGCGGAGCAGGAGTAGATATTACTCCTTTTTTTGGAGCTGCCCCTCAACCTTTTTATTTACCTAATGGAACTGGAGTTGGTGCAACCGCTGCTGGAATTATTGCAGGTGGTGGTGGATCAGGAGGTTTACAAAACTGGAATTTAAATGCAGGATCTGGTGGAACAGGTGGCGGTGGTAATGGCGCTGCTGGAACTTTTCCTGGAGGTGCAGGTACTGCTTATAGTGGTAGAGCAAACTCAGGTGGTGGTGGTGGAGCTGGTGACGCTGCAGGATCTCCAAAAGGAGCTGGTGGCTCGGGTGTAGTCATCGTAAAAGAATTAAATAAAGCAAGTGGTGTGTGGTCAATGCAAAGTCAATTTCAAGCACAGAGTCAAGGAACATGGCCAAGATTTATGGTAGATGTAGAAGCTGACGTTTTTGCATTAGGTGGTGGCGGAGGCGGAGGTGTTAATATAGGTGGTGGAGGTGGAGCTGGTGGATTTAGATTATTAACTTCTCAAACATTATCTGATGTGGCAGGAAAAGCTTTAACAGTAACAATTGGAGCAGGGGGTGCTGGTACAAATTCTGGTGGACCTTCAATTAGTGGAAACCCTTCAGTATTTGCAGCTTGCGAACCTTTTTCAATATTAGCAACAGCTGGTGGTGGAGGTGGTGGATATGTTGCAGGTAATAATCCAACTGATGGAGCACCAGGAGGTTCAGGTGGTGGTGGAGTTAGAGGACCTGATCCCGATGGTGGAGGAACTGGTAATGCAGGAGGATTTAGTCCATCAGAAGGAAATCCTGGAGGTTCTGGACAAGACTCAGGTCCAGCCTATGCTGGTGGTGGAGGTGGTGGAGCTGGAGGCACTGGAGGAAATGGACCTTCATCAGGTGCTGGAGGTTCTGGAGGATCTGGATCATCTATTGCTCCAGTATTTGGAAGTGCCCCTCAACCTTATTATGGACCAACAGGAGTAACATATGGTGGTGGAGGTGGTGGTTCATCAGCCCACTCGAATCCTGAATCAAATGGAGGATCAGGAGGTGGTGGAAATGGAGTTAACAGTCCTGGTAGTGCTGCTCCCCCAGTTGGACCTGGCGTAGTAAATACTGGTGGTGGCGGTGGTGGTCAAAGAACAGGGGAACCTTTTTCTTCTTTAGGAGGAGCAGGAGGTTCAGGCAGAATTATGGTTAAAATCCCTAGTACTTACTCACCTCATATATGTGGTGTAACACCTGGAACAAATACACTTTTATGTGGTCCTAGTAGTTCTAAAGTTGCAACTTTTACAGTTTCGGGGACTTTAGTATTTAATTAAAATATATTTAAAATGAAAGAACATATGTTTGGGGTGGAGACATTTATTGGTGGTTATTATATTGATACTGACCTATGTGATAAAATTAAATTATATTTTGATAACAATATAAAATATGCTTCTTCAGGCACTGTAACTTTAAACACAGACAGAAATCACGTAAATAAAAAAATGAAAGATAGTTTAGATTTATCATTACTATCAAATAAAAAACTTGCACAAGACTATGGTTTAGAATTAAACAAAGTATTAAAAAAATATCAAAACAAATTTAAATTTGTTAAAAAAATTAATACCTCATCAATAAAAGAAGATTTAAAAATTCAATATTATAAAAAATCAGCGGGTTATAAAACTTGGCATTTTGAAAGAGCTGGTTTATTTAATACGACAAGATCACTTGTGTTTATGACATATCTTAATAATGTTCCAAAAGGAGGCACTGAGTTTTATTATCAAAAAATCACCGCTCCTGCAAAAAAAGGTCTTACTTTAATATGGCCTACAGATTGGACTCATACACATAGAGGACAAATTACTAAACAATATGGTAAATATATTGTAACAGGATGGCTTAACTTTAATTATTGACAGTTTCTTAAAAATTCTTTATAAAGTTTTTTATAAAGACATATGAACCTAACAAATTATTATTGGTATTTTAAATCAGTCATTCCAGAACGTATCTGTGATGATATTTCTAAATACGGAAAACAACTTCAAGAACAAATGGCAGTCACTGGTGGTTATGGTGATAGTAAAAAATTAAATCAAAAACAAATTAAAGATTTAAAAAAGAAAAGAGATTCTAATATTGTTTGGATGAATGATAGATGGATTTATAAAGAAATACAACCTTATATACATCAAGCAAATGCATCAGCAGGTTGGAATTATAATTGGGATTTTTCTGAGTCTTGTCAATTTACAAAATATAAAAAAGGCCAATATTATGATTGGCATTGCGATAGCTGGGATCGACCTTATCAACGACAACAAGGTGATCCATCGCACGGAAAAATTAGAAAATTATCTGTGACAGTAACTTTATCTGATCCTAAAGATTATAAGGGTGGGGAACTAGAATTTGATTTTAGAAATTTAGATCCTGATAAACCTAGAAAACCAGTAAAATGTAAAGAAATATTACCAAAAGGATCATTGGTTGTGTTTCCTTCATTTGTATGGCATAGAGTATGTCCTGTTAAAAGTGGAGAAAGAAACAGTTTAGTAATATGGAACTTAGGATATCCATTTCAATAAAGGAGAAATATGAAAA